AACCTTGCCAAGGATGCAGAAAAGAATGCTTATATCCATTGGCCTAACCGTAAAGAAAAGATTGAAGCATTTAAAAAGAAACTTCAGTCTCTTCTTGGTTGACATTATTTCACATACCGAATATACTGTAATACTACGAACAAGGAGATAATATGTCTGATTTACTTAATAAACTGCGTAAGAATTCTACAATCAAAGATACTGATGTTCTCGCAGACTCGAAGTTCTTCAATGAGAAGGATACCATTACTACTACGGTTCCTGCAATCAACATTGCGTTGTCTGGCAAGATCAATGGTGGATTTGCTCCAGGTCTTACTATCTGGGCTGGTCCATCAAAGCACTTCAAGACTTCATTCAGTCTGTTGATGGCCAAGGCTTATATGGACAAGTACTCTGACGCAGTGCTAATGTTTTATGATTCAGAGTTCGGTACTCCTCAGTCCTACTTTGATTCGTTTAAGATTGACACAAGTCGAGTTCTTCATACTCCGATCACTGACATCGAACAGTTGAAGTTCGACATCATGAGCCAGCTTGAACAGATTGGTCGTGGTGAACATGTTATGATTATCATCGACTCGGTCGGTAACTTGGCTTCAAAGAAAGAAGTTGATGATGCGCTGAAGCAAAACTCAGCTGCCGATATGACTCGTGCTAAGCAACTTAAGTCTCTCTTCCGCATGGTTACGCCCCACTTGACCATCAAAGATATTCCGATGGTTGTAGTAAACCATACTTACATGACTCAAGAAATGTTCTCGAAGCCAGTTGTATCTGGTGGCACTGGTATCTACTACTCGGCTGATAACATCTTTATTCTTGGTCGTCAACAAGAGAAGGAAGGCAAAGATGTTGTTGGTTATAACTTCATCATCAACGTTGAAAAGTCTCGCTTCGTAAAAGAAAAGAGCAAGATTCCGATTGAAGTCTCTTGGGATGAAGGTATCTCCAAATGGTCTGGTTTGATGGACATGGCTCTTGAGTCTGGTCACGTAATCAAACCAAAGGTTGGTTGGTTCCAACGTGTCGACATGGAGACCGGTGAGATCCTTGACAAATCTTATCGTATGAATGATACGTATAACTTCAGCTTCTGGCATCCAATCTTGCAATGCCCGAAGTTCAATGAGTTCATTGAAAAGAAGTATCGTGTAGCTTCTGGCAATATCATGCAGGAAGATGAAGTGGCATCTGTTTATGAAGACTTGGAAGACGATTGATGAGAAAAGAACTGGCCGAATATCTAGACAAAGCTTACAATAATATTATTGGTTTTTGTCCCATTCAAACTATATGGGCATTAGACTTTCTAGAGAACATTGATATCAATAAACAACACGGTATTATGGAGATCGGTGTCCATCACGGCCAGTTTTTTATTGCGTTAAATTCAATCGTACATGGGTTTGATTCTGTTGCAGTAGATGTATTTGAACGTCAAGATCTTAACATCGATGCATCAGGCGAAGGAGATCGTAATATCTTCTTAGATAACTTGCGTGCATACGATATACACCGTGGCAATAATGTTATCATAAGAGATGGCGATTCAACAGATCATAGAACATTCGATTCAATTCCAACTGAATACAAATATATTTCTGTAGATGGTGGTCATACCGTCGAACATGTTATTAATGATATGCAGTTAGCATCTAGATTCATTGCCAACGAAGGTGTAGTTATTGTTGATGATTACTTTAATCATTGGTGGCCATCTGTTACAGAGGGCATTTTTAAATACATGAATATGTCACCTACATTAATACCATTTATGTCAACACCAAATAAATTGTGGTTCTGTAAGTTAAGCTATAAAAAACGTTATTATGAACATATGAATCAAATTAACAGTAATAAATGTTGTACAAAATTATTTGGTCATGATATTATAGACATTTGTTAAGAGGAAATTATATGAAAATTGAGAATGTTATCTTCGGCAATTTGATTAACAATGAGGAGTATGCACGCAAGGTAATTCCATTCTTACAGTCAGACTATTTCAGTGATCAGGTTGATCGTACAGTGTTCGACCTGATTACTGACTATGTGAACAAGTACAACTCGTTTCCGACTAAGACTGCACTTGACATTGATTTGAACGAGAAGACTGGCTTGACTGAAGATCAGTTCAAGCGAGCCAAAGATCTCGTATCGACTCTTGATAAGTCTGAACAAAAGGATATGGATTGGCTTGTTGACTCTACTGAGAAGTTTTGTAAAGACAAAGCTCTATATAATGCTCTTATGCAATCGATTCAAATTGTAGATGACAACAAAAAGGATAGCATTAGTGTTGGTGCTATTCCTAAGATCTTGCAAGACGCTCTCGGTGTTTCATTCGACAATTCAATTGGCCACGACTTTCTTGATGATGCTGATGCTCGTTATGAATTCTATCATCGCAAAGAAGTTCGTATTCCTTTTGATCTGGACTTCTTCAACAAGATTACTCAAGGTGGCTTACCACGTAAAACACTGAATATTGCTTTGGCTGGTACCGGTGTTGGCAAGTCATTGTTCATGTGTCACAGCGCAGCTCAGAATTTGATGTCTGGGCTCAACGTTCTGTATATCACCATGGAAATGGCTGAAGAAAGAATTGCTGAGCGTATCGACGCAAATCTGTTGGGTGTTACACTTGACGAGTTGAAAGATCTTCCACAAGCAATTTACTACAAGTTGATTGGTCGAGTTCGAGATCGTGCCAAAGGCAAGTTGATCGTGAAGGAGTATCCAACTGCAACTGCTGGTTCAGCTAACTTCAGGCATCTACTGAATGAACTAAACTTGAAAAAGAACTTTGTTCCAGATATCATCTATATCGATTATCTGAATATCTGTGCTTCTTCTCGTATCAAGGCTGGGTCGAATGTAAACTCCTACACATACATCAAAGCAATTGCTGAAGAGTTACGTGGTCTGGCTGTTGAGTTCAATGTTCCAATTGTCTCTGCTACTCAAACAACTCGTTCAGGTTACAGCAACTCTGATGTTGGGTTGGAAGATACTTCTGAATCGTTTGGTCTACCAGCAACGGCAGACTTTATGTTTGCTCTTGTAACCAGTGAAGAGCTTCGCCAACTCGATCAAATCATGGTGAAGCAGCTCAAGAATCGTTATGGCGATCCGTCTGTTCATAAACGATTCGTGATTGGTGTTGACTATTCAAAGATGAGACTCTATAACGTAGAAGCATCAGCACAGGAAGATCTTATGGATGATGATACTCCTGTATTTGATAAGTCAAGTTCTGGTAGTAGACTCAATGAAGAGTCAAAGCCAGCTAATAAGTTTGGTCGTAGCAAATTTGAAGGATTCAAGTGATGGTTAACTATAAGATTGTAAATACTGGTCAGCTTATCGATGTCGGTGGCGGTTACTCCGAACATGGTGGAGATATCCTAGAGATCAAGACAGATCAAATCATCAAGAGCGGTGTTCGTATGTCTAAAGCCAAGGAACTTGTTCGCCATCTAAACTTTGGTGGTGGCTTTGATGGATCTACTCCAGCATTTTTTTTAGCTTGGGACAAAAAAATATTAGATTCTAATAGAAGTCCTGTATAAATATATGTACACTATGTGGTGCGTGGATTTGCGGTTTTATCCGTAAAAGAGGCAAGTGTCTTAATTGACGACTGGAATAGGCAGGATTACAGGTGGGGTTCCTCCTGCTACACGCATTTAGAGGAGAGTCGAAAGGCTCTCCTCTTTTTTTGTTTACAATATATTCAAAACATGATATAAGAGTATTCTAACAAGGAGAAATATCATGGCTACTATCGAAGGCCCCTGGTCTGACATCAATAAGCCTTTCGGCGCGCCTTATTCAGACATTACGCAACCAAAACAATATTGGACCTCTGATGGACTCGGTGGCTTGGAGGCTCCTCATTATATTTTCGAAGCCGCCACCATTGAGGAACTGGTTGATTTTTATCTAGCCAATCCACAATATGATTTTTCTATCGTTCTTTATAAAGGCATGTTCATCGCCGCTGCATTCGAAGGTGAGAACGGTGAAGTCCTTTTGAACGGAAAGATTCGTCGGTCGTTTCGTAATCGGCTCAATAAAATTTTTGAATTAGAAAAAAATGATGAGTAGTGCATTTTTTTGTTGACATTTTTATCAAAATATACTATACTAATAATATAAGGAATGAACAAAGGAACTGATTATGACTGCTTTTACAAAACAAAATCTGGTTGTTAGTGGTGACTACGTATTCTATCAGCCACATGCTGATAACTACTGGGAAGACCGCAAGTTTGTTGCTCGGTTTAAGCATCGTGGTCCAGTTACCAAAGCTAAGTTCATTAAGACTCTGATCAAGCACTACACTGTTGAAGGTTACTTCAACCGTCTTGCTGGTGCTTACAATGCTCAGGGTGAAGCTCCTCTCCAGATTCTCATGAACGATGAAATCTTGGTTTTCGATCGTGACGATCGCGGTCGTGGTTTCTTTATTCTTGATGGAAAACAAATTTAATTGTTGACATTTTTCCAAATATAGTATAGGACTAAACTATCAGATGGTGATGGATCCCGAGTGGGATTTCGTATATTGCTGAATTGCTAAGTGTCCTGATCCATTACCGTCTGATTTTTTTTGAGGTTATTATGACAACTGAATATTGGATTGTTCATGTCGAGCACAGTCAAACAGATATGAATACGGTTCTTGTAGATGCGCCTACCCGTGAAGAGGCTGAGGCGATTATTCGTAACAATGGTTGCACTGCTCGGTATATTACTGTGCTCAGGAATAAAGTAAAGGTTGTTAATTAATGACTAGGTTTGTAAACAGGTTCGTAATCTCTGACCATCATCTTGGTCATACGAATTCGTGGGAAAAGTTCAAGCTATCTGACGGCAGTCCGCTGCGTCCGTTCACCTCGACTGAAGAGATGAACGAGACTATGATTGACCGTCACAATGCCAAAGTGAAAGAGCAGGACACTGTCTACTTTCTTGGTGATGTGGTAATCAACAAGAAGTATCTCGAACTGGTAAAGCGCATGAACGGTCGTAAGATCCTCATACGTGGTAACCATGATATCTTCAAGGATGAAGACTATCGTGAAGTTGGTTTCCAACAGATCCACGGTGTTCGTGTATTTGTGGATAAGTTCATCATGAGCCATATCCCTCTACATCCTGACTGCGTGTCAGAACGGTTCCGTGTGAACGTGCATGGACATCTACATGCTAATCAGGTGATGAGAACAAGAACCAACATGGTTCATGGCTACATGACTGGTCTTGTTACTGAACCAGACCCTCAATATCTCTGCGTATGTGTAGAGCAAACCGACTTCACGCCTCTTCACTTTGATGAGGTAGAAGAAAGAATCCAACAACGTTGGAAAGATACAGGATATGAAGGTCCTGTCAATGCTTGGGGAAATGGAAGTGGACCAGGTTAATGAAAAATTGTCTCACGTGCAAAACGCGCATTAAAGCCGATTCTACATGGGATGAGAATCAAGGAGACTTCTGGCACTGTACAGCAGTCGTTCCTGTTCAAGGGTTTGGTATCATGTGGCTTGAAAATCGTCACAAAAATCCCATCGATCCAAAAAATGTTGGTCGACTAATCAATCTTAATATGTTTCGACCAGAACACAAACACTTTAAATCTGGTTTAAATTATGATTGTATGTTATGGAAAGGAACCTAATTAATGAGTAAAATGATTTTCGCGTTTTTGGCCATCTTTGGAATGGTGTTCCTTGCAATCCAAGGTTTCATCGCTGCAAGTGGTCGAGAAAAGCTCCAGCTTGCCAAGGTGCTGGGGTATAGTTTGTTGTGTTCTACCGTGGCAACTCTGATTGCGGTTGCAATCGTTATCTTGTTCTAAAGGAAAAGTAAATTATGAATCGTATTGCAAAGGCTGCCGTTCTTGTTGGTCTCATGGCCACTGCTTCGGCTTGTACTCGAATTGAAACCGGTGAAGTTGGTGTTCGTCGCTCGTTCGACAAAACCATTGAAACCACTGAGCTGATGCCTGGTTCAGTTAACCAGACACTGTTCGGCGACGTCATGACGTTCCCGACTAAGGACGTTCAGGTCGACGTTGCAGACTTGACTCCACTTGCTTCGGATAACTCGACCGTTGCTGACTTTGATATGTCAGTAATTTACTCGATCAATCCTGGTTCTGTTGCTGAACTCTACATCGAAAAGAATCGCGGTTTCCATGCTGAAACTGAAGAAGGTGATACGCTGCTGATGTACAACTACATCCGTCAGCTTGGTCGTAATGCTGCTTATAAGGTTGCACGTAAGTATGAGTCATTGAAGATGGCTGACAACCGTGCTGAAATGGAACAGTCGATTCGCCAAGAAATCGTTGCCAGTCTTGCTGCTGAAAAGCTTGACGGTGCAATTTCTCTTTCGCAGGTTCTTGTTCGTCAGGTAAAGCCTGCTGCGAACATCGTAGCCTCGGCTAATGCTCTTGTTCAGGCACAGAATGCTGAAAAGCAAAAGCTGGTAGAGGTTCGCACTGCAAAGTTGGAAGCAGAACGTATTGCTGCGCTGAATGCTAACAAGGGTGCTACTGAGTACATGGCTGCTATGGCACTACAGGATATTGCTGAAGGTGTTAAGGCTGGCAAGGTGAATACCGTTGTTGTTCCTTATGACTTCAAGGGCATTGTAAACGTAGGCCGCTAATTACCGGTTGACATTATTTGAGTGGTAGTGTATAACAAAATCTGGAGGTAACATTATGACAATGCATCTTTTAGGTCCTGCTTACACTACCACTCATACTGGTAAACGTAACAAAAAAGTTACAACTTCGTCTCATACCAAGATGGCTATGGACTGGCTCGATCATAAACGCCAGTGCAAACGTCTTGGTATCAAAGCTAAAACCTTTGACGAATACATTCAGTATCGTAGAGGTAATTACAAACCTAAGCTTCGTGGCACACCAATGCCTGACTACAGGGTCTCAGACCATCGCCAGAAGTATCCTTCGCAAAATCAAATTGGTGTACACCTTTCAAAGAACCATTCATATGAGCGTGAAAAGCTCGAAGTAAGTAGTAAGTTTATCGTCGGCCAAGCCTATAACAAAGGCGGACTTGTTGTCCTTTCCAAGTCTGATGCGGCCGACCCGGCAACTGGTAAGAGGCGCGGTTGAGCATCGCTCTCCTACTCTTATCGTTGCCTTTCTTGGCGGCCTTTGGTTTCTTTCTTTTGATCGGACTTAAGGTCGCCAAGACTATTTTTAATCTTGCTTTCTACGGACTTATATTTTTATGTCTGTTTGCCTTACTTTTTTAGTTGACATTTTTTGCAAATGGTGGTAGACTGAATTATGATTGAAACATTAAATCTTTATGGCGTAAGTCCGTTCAAGGTACCTCTCAAGCTCGATGGTATCAACTTCAATGAAGACCATCACCTTGTCGGTTTCTCATGGCCATACACTAACTCTCAAGGTAAGACCTATCATACCACTATGACTGGACGTGGCTGGGTCTGCAATTGCACTGGCTTCAACTTTCATGGAAAGTGCAAACACATTAAACAAGTACACGAAAGGCTTATAGCATGATTATTCAGAATGCAGTAAATTGTTTGTCATGTGGAGACCTCATCGTCTCAAAGCACCGTCATGACTTTGTGACGTGCACATGTGGTGCTGTCTCGGCCGATGGTGGCCAAGAGTATCTTCGTCGTGTAGGCGACTTTGCCAATGCGGTCGACTTATCTTGGTCATTGTCCGATGAGTTGTATCGAGCATGTGGTGAGGTCGTAGAAGAAGCACAAAATACCGGCCGCAATAAGTTCGGTATCGCTAATGCTGTGATGCGTACTCTTCGTGAAGCTGGCAAAATTATTGCAGATCATGAGCAACGCATCTTGGCCCACAATCCTCGTATGGATGAAATTATGGTCGAAGAGGCTGATGGAACTATTAATCGTTATAAGAAGGTGATAATGTAATGACTTATTTTTTGCGTGCTGGTAATACTTACCGTGTAACTGACGAAGCTGCTCTGGATCTCCATGAGTTGCTGCCTGCTGGTAACTACATCATCAAGCAGGATCAGTTTGGTAATCTA